TCCTGGCAGGTGTTGGCCGCATCCACTCGCGCCTCGATCTCCCCGCACAGCCCCAGGTCGCAGGAGCGCATATCCAGGTACTTCCGCAGGCCCTCGCGCCAAACGGTCTCCTGGTGCTCCCGTAGTCGCTCGATCTCCGCCTTCGCCTCGTCTCTCGTCATCAGTAATACACCTGTCCGGGCCCCAGGATGGTTCCAGGCCCTAGCATACTCGGCGTTGTCAGGCGGTAGCTGTTCAGCGCAACCTGCCCGCCCGCCGCAAATGCCACCTGCGTCGTCACGTACACCGCCCAGGGCAGCGTCCGCACGCTGTCCACGTTCCAGGTGGCCCCACAGGTATTGCAGCCCGCGCAGACATCCGGATTCTTCCAGATGCCCGCGAGGTCAGCGCACGCCTTCGCCGTGCAGGTCCCGGAACCAGTACACCCACACTGGACACAAAGTGATTCGCTGCCCAGCGTATTACAGTCATAGGCCGCGCAACCCACTGGAGGGCCAGGGAATATCCACCGGCAACACGAGTCTGCCCAACACAGGTCAACATCCAGAATCTCCCAACAGTGGCCGTTGGGCGTCCCGCTACAGGCGCTGAACGTCTTCGTGCAGCACACCAGGTAGCAGTCCGCATAGCTGACGCACCTTGGGTCCGTCGGAGTTCCCGAAATTGACACGCTACACGAAGTTGCAATGGCACACCTCCATATCGGGCCGCCCTTGCTCGGCCATCCAAAGGAGGTCTGCCATCGCGATCCGAGTGTCATTCTTATCGCCATTGGTCACAGCCGCGTGGCAGTAGCGGCAGAGCGTTATGAGGTTCCGTGGCGTGTGATTCCAGGGGTCGTGGTCTATGTGATGGATGGTCAGGCACCCCCTGTCAGTTCCGCACCACTGGCACCTCGCTTGATCGCGGGCCAGAATGGTTCGCCGCAGCACCCTCCATCTGCGGTGATGACACCGCCGCATGATGACTGGGGTAATCCCGCCTTGCCAGTTGGGATGCTCTGCACCATCCCGGAAACTGCCGCGATGAACCATGGCGATGCCCTTGTTCCAGGCGGGTTGGCCCTTCTTGAACTGGCGGGCGTGCTTCACCGGCTTGCCTCGTCTCCGCTTTCCAGCCTCTCGGATTGCCGCGAGGTGAGTATCTGAGATGGTCCGACCATCAGGCCAGAGGCGATACCCCCGAATCTCTTTGTTCCAGGGAACGTGGCCCTTCTTGAAGCTCGTCACGTTGGGTTTCGTTAGTCCCATGTTCCTAACTCAGCGTCAGCAGGCAGTGCCCGCCGGATATGGAGAACCGCAGGTACTCCGCCCCGCCCAGACTCACGCCCACCGCATGATCGGCCGGCCAGAAGAGTCCCGTGTGAAGATCATTCGTCGCCGCGACGGATGGCGTGCCGACCGCGCCAGCCTGATGCAGAAAGCGGTAAGCGTACGCGTCCTTGAAGAGTCGGCTTGATAATCCCAGGTCTAGATCGTTGGTGACGTAGGGATAGGCCGCCCCGTCCGAGATCATGAGTTGGAGGTTGGCCAGCGCCGCCGCGCCAATGCCGAAACCGATAGTCTGTGTCGCTTGCAGATTGAAGATGAAGAGAGGCTTCTTCGCTGTGTCTGCGCTGATCGCGGCTATCCACTCGGCGCTCGCGTCCCCCCACAGGTCGAGGTACTGCGTCGCGGTCCGGCGCACCATCGCCTTGCCGGCTGCCGTGGCCCCCGAGACGATCAGCCCCCCGATGGTCCCTATGTCCGTCGCCGCGTCGTAGGTGAACTCCGCGTCCGTCGTGATCTGCCCGGCCGCCCCCGCGAACAGCACCCGCGTCGGCGGGAACGGTATCTCCTCGATGATCTCCCCCACCCCAGCCCCCTCCGTCGCCAAAGTATGGTCGAGGATTCGGAGTAGCTCATCCTGCCAGTCCTTCACCTGTCGCGCCCAGGCCTGTACACTCAGCGGGTCATCCGACCGCAGATCGGAGATCGTCGCCGGCCAGTTCGCAACCTTGAAGAACTGCTCGGGCATCAGCGTTCTCGCCCCACCTGCTTGCCGTAGAGCCGCCAGCCGCGCAAGTTGAACTGCTCGTCGAGGCTAAGGTTCTGAACCTTCACCTTGAACCACCGGCCCGATGCTCGAAAGTCCTCCTTTGGCATCTCGGTTGTCGGAAGTAGCGAGTGGAACTGCTTCTCGAAGGTGAAACTGGCTCCGTCCGCGCTTCCCCCGACCGCGACGATCAGGTTGCTCGCCCCACTCGAACGGTCATCGAGGATCTCCAGGTAGTCGGATTCCTTCGTCTCGTGCGCCGCACTCGCGAAGGGTGCAAACTCCGCGTAGGCGTTGACGACCGCGCCTGCATCGGAGAGGCCGTCGAACAACCGGACGAAATCACCTGCCGTTCCGAAGAACCCCACCGGCCGGCGCCCCGTGGTCTGCATCAACTCGGCCCAGCTCATGTCGAGGTGCGCCCAAGTTGTACCCAGCGCGGTGAGGCCCGCCCAGGTCAAGGCCGTGGACTTCGGGTACTGTGCCGCCGCCGTCCAGCCGCCATTCCCGCTGATCTGGTGGAGGTAGAACTGCCCCAGCCGGTAGCGCCACTCGATAACCAGGTTGTTTTCCGCGCTCCCGGAGGTTGGCACCGACAGGTAGTACACCCCATCCTTCGGCCACACGAACCCATTGGCTTTGCCGAGATAGTCTTCTTCCAGCAGGTCCTTGAGAATAGGGTGTATCACGTCAGCCTGCGGCACCGTCCGCAAGCCGTCGAAGGTGTGAATGTTGAAGTCGCTGCCGAGGAAGACCAACTGGCCGGAGTACGGCGGCCCCAGGAGCCCGATGCTCCTCGGCGCCAACGTCCCCACCGTCGCGTCAGCCCGATGGAAGATGAACGGAGGCGTTCCCCCGACGTAGAGCATCGTGTGAATGCTCTCCTCGGCAAAGATCGCCAGCGCCTTCCCCACCAGTTCCAACGCGGTTATCTGTCCCCGCGCATCTATCAAGTGATTGAAACTGGTCCCCGCAAAGGTGTTCGGAGTCAGCGAGTTCGACCAACACACGGCCTGCCTGTTCGTGCCGTCGTTCGCTCCCACCAGGCAGTTATTGTAGGGCCGGATGCAGGACGGGTAGTAGGCCGCGCCGCCGATGGGGTTCAACGCCCCCGAAGCAACGAAGTCCGTAGCCGCGCCACCGTCCCAGTAACTCAGGGCCTGCCCCTGCTTGCAGATGTACACCGTTCCGACGCCCCACTCGCAGGCGTCTATCGAAGTCACGTCGGCACCGCCAAGGTTGCCTTCATCGTGGAAATCGGGTGTAACCGGGTCCCACGAGAAGGCCTTGTGTTCGGTCAGCGCGATCAAGCGAGGGGTCCAGTCAGTCGCGCGGAAGAACTTGGAGAGCCGTACCGGATGGGCACCCACCCCGTTCGCCTTGAGCACGGTGTACCCGCGCCGCTTGCAGAGTCGCCCATCCCGATAGGTGACGTTCCGGCCGTCAACGAGCGCGCCCGGGGGCATGAGCAAGGGATTCCCTGCCATCAGGCCCCGCGCGGTCTGAAACTCGCCTATCAGTTCCTGCTCTTGCACTAGGCCCTCTGTATCCGCAACGAAACGTCGAGGATGTTGTAGTAGGTCGCCGTTCCCGCCTTCGCGTAGAGCGTATACATCCGCTCTCCCGCTGTGATGGCCGCAGTCAGGTCGGCGGAGAAGGTCTCGCGGGCCGTAACCGCATCAGCGGGCAGGGTGATCTCCGAACCCGCGATGTCGGCGGCTCCCGTCTCATCGTAGAGCTTGAGTTTCGCCTGCGCTGCCGCTTGCGCCGACCCGAGTACGCAGAGTTTGATCGTCGCTTTCAACGGTAGGAGGCTCTTGTTGAAGGTCACCCCCTGCCCCGCCACCCAGCTCATGCCAACCCAGTCCATCGCCGTTACGAAATCCCAGACCGCGGTGTTGAGCTTGGAGTAGTTCGCGTTGTTCAGCCGTCTTGGGGGCCCGAAGTAGAGCGGCACCCGGTAATCGAGGAGCGGCACGTTCGCCCGAATCCAGTTCGCGCCGTCGTGCGCCCGCACTTCGTACAGGTCGGAGACGAACCACAACCGACCCTGGTCGGCGCCGGCAGGAGGCCCCGGCGGAGCCCCCGAAGCCGCGTAGTAGATACGCGGCCAGCCCTGCACACTCTCCCAGTCGCCGCCGATGATCTCCACCGCCTTCCCCTCCAACTTCGTGTTGAAGACAGTCTTGATCTCGTCGCGAATCACCTTCGCGCCCAGCCCCGCTACGTCGGTATCGTGCGGCTCTGCTACGTCAAAGAGCGCCATAGGTCACCTCAGTCGTAGTAACTGTCCGGGTCTATCATGCGGCCCGTCGGATAACCCTCATCGAGAATCGGCCGCGGACTCGCCGGGTGGCCGTCCGCAACCGTTGAGATCCCCAGGGTCATCGCCGCCTCGGTCTCGGCCTTCCGGTCGGACCCCATCGCCTGCCCGAGAACCACGTTCCGCTCCCGCATCCAGGCGGCCGCCTCTTCGTGGCCCCGCAGGAGTCGCAGGCCTCGCGCGGTCGCGCCTGCAATGATCCCGTCCGGCCAACGCAGGGTGAAGATGTTGGTCTGCCCGCCGGTCACCGCCGTCGCCTTCTTCTGGTGGGTGACGTGCGCAGACCATATCTCCAGCGGACCGGGGAACAGCCACAACACCGGCGCCGTAGTCCCATCCTCGTTGAAGACGATGCTGTAGACCTCTGGGTAGCTGTCATTGCGCCCGAAGTACATCTGCTTCGCCACCTCGTACTCCAGGTAGAGCAGACGTTCTCCCCAGGTGGTCTCGAACCAGATCCTTATGGGTCGGAGGAACGTCGTGGGGAGGTTGTAGAAGTCCTGCGATACCACCGTCGAGAAGTCGTAAGTGGTGGTGAGGAAGGTCCAGTTATGCGGGTCTCCCACACGGGCCCGACCCTCTTTCGGCGGCGGCCACACCGCATCGTCGGACCAGGACCGTAGTTCGTCCTGCACCCAACCCGCCATCCGGGTCGAGACGGCCGAGATGCCAGCTCGGTTCAGGTTGTCTTCGACCGCCGCTTCGAGTTCAGTAACAGTCACCTAACCCTCTCCCTGGGGGGATTCGCTCCTCGGTTGCGCTCCAGCGCCGCCCTCGGTGAACTGCTGCATGACCTCCGTTGGATTGGCGAAGTCGCCCAGGTTGAACACCACCGGCTTCGGACCTGCGCCGCCCTCCAGCCGCGACCATTCCTCGTCGCCCACTTCCTTGTGGAGCTGGCGGTGTCCGCGGTAGAACTCATCCCGCGGCGTGCGGAACGTGCATCCCGGAACAGGGCACCTCCGCCATCGGGCCGCATGGGTGATGCCCGGGCGCGGGTGTTCGGCTATCATCTTCTCCACCTGATCGCGGACCTGCTTCGGCGGCTTCTCCACCAGTACGCCGGCAGCGTCGAAGACCAGGCCGTCTTGCAGGCGGTACTTCACGCTCGCGCGAACCGGCAGCACCTTGCCCTTGACGTTCAGGGGATTGCCCTTGCGGTCGAACCCGTCAACGTCTCCGGGCATGAACAGAATCTCGTCGTACAACCCGAGGGGATCGAAGGTCCGCCCGTTCGTCTGAACTGCTGTCATCGTCATCGCTCCTTTGTTATGCGTATCCGTCGCCGAGAAGACAGGTCATCACGGGACCCGAACCGCCAGTGTGGGTTACGGTGACTGTGCCGGTAACCTCGGTTGTCGCCGCCGCCGCGCCCGCGATCCGTCGTGCCATCTTCGCCGCCGCTTGCGTCACCGCCATCGCCCCCAACGCGGCCGCCACGCGGCGGGTCACGCGACCATAGGCCTCCGCCGTCGCCTGCGCCGCCGAGGTCGCTGTCACGCGTTGCAGTAATCGGACTCCCCCCTGCACTGCTGAGGTTGCCGCCAGCGATCCGGCGACCTCCTTGATTCCGGTGACCGTGACATCCCCCACCACCGTGGCCGCCGCCGACAACGCCCCGGCCACTCGCCGCGCAACCTTCGCGGCCCCTGTCACCTGTGCGGCCGCCGATAGCGTTCCTACGATGCGCTCAAGCAACTTGACGACACCCACCGCAGTCGAGGCCGCCGCCAGCGTGCCAGCAACGTCCACATAGGTTGGCGGCTCCTCATAGGTACATTCGATCCAGGCGCTGGAGAATCGTACATCGGGCGCTGCATCTGGACAGCGGTAGCCGAACCGCTTGAGGCCATAGGTCCCGACCCCGTTCACGTCATCGGGCGTCCACGCGTAGCCGGCATGGTGTGGGTTCGTCGTCCACGCCCATGAATAAAGCGTGTAGGTAGTCCCATTCGGGTCAACCGTCGTGCCGTGGTTATAGCCGGTGGGGGTCGCTCCACAACTGACTCGGCCATTCGCGGAGTTCGTGCCAGACGAAGCATCCTTCGCGTAGGCATAGACACGGACTTCCGAGACTGTTGACCCCGCCGGAATCGTGAACGCATCGAACCCGAAGTCTATCAGGTCGTTGTTCGTAATCCCGATGATGTAGGTGGTGTCGTCGTCCTTGGAGCCGGCCCCGTCGTCCACCTTGTCGTAGCGCGTGGTAGGACTGGCGGGGTAGGGCGTCCAGGTCCCCGTTACCAGCAGGTCACTTGTTGGGACTCGCGTCTGCGTCGCCACTGCCGCTCCTATGCAAGGCTCAGGTCAATATCGCCCGCCGCGAACCGCAGGGTGTCTCCAGCGCCAACAGCCTTCGGTGTTGTGATGGACCCGTGGCCGAGCAGATTGCTCGAAGCGTCGAAGAGGGCGAAGTGACTGGGGGTTCCCCAGGAGCCAGTCGCTTCCACGAACGTAATCGGGTTTGCGTTCTGGATCGTCCCTGCGCCCAATGTGGCAGCTTCCCAGTCCGCGCCGGCCGTCGCCACCCGGGCGTAGTTGCTGCCCGGTTCCACAAGCCCGCTACCATCATCGAGGGGGTCGGCAGTACTCAACGCCACATAGCAGACTGGCGTGGAAAACGCCGTCTTGCCAACGAGGAGTTCCAGCACCTTCTTCTCAGCATAGTCGCTCAAACTGCCCATGATCTCTCCTTACGTGAATCCCAGACTCACCTGGCCCCAGTAGTCGGCCTCCACATACAGGTTCACCTCAAACTCCGGCGCATCAGGGAAGACGAAGTGCTGAGTCGTGCCCATCTGCACTACAGCACCCCACACCTCAACTCCACCAGTCCCACCATCCTTGAGGGTCACATTGGTGGCATGTGTATCGGAGGCCTTGATCGTGAGGTAACGCATCTCGCACTGGCGCGCCACGATCGTGCCGTTGGCGGTGGCACGCCGAGGCTTGGTTCCTGCCACTTCGCTATCTCCTCACTTCCACCGGATGTATCCCACCGCACCGTTTCCGGTGATGAGAATGTAGAGGCCGTTCGGGAATCCGACCCCATCCCCGAAGTCGCGCGTGTCAACCCCGGCCGCGGCTGCCTCCAACGTCTCCTTCAGTGTCCCGGTTCCAGCCGGGTCGCCGTCGAAGAGTTCCAGGGAGGCCGCGTCGAGTCCGCCGATGAGCGTCGCCCCGCCGCAGAAGCAGGGCCTCGTGGCGATTGCACCGTCAACGATCACTTCCAGCGTGTCCCAAGCCATGTCTCTCTCCAAATCACCATCCGTAGGCAATGAACCGCGCCGCGGTCAACGCCGACAGGTCCCTGGTATCGTTGCACACGACCAGAGGCCCATCATTGGCGTTGTCGTAGTCGCCCATGTACATGATGATCTTCATGTTCGTCTTGTCGAAGTCGCTCACGTACCCGCCAGCCAGTCCGACCAACTGGATACTGTCGAGGGTTGTCACGAAGTTCACGTTGGCGAGGGTGACGGGTTCCCCGCCCGCGGGGTAACTGTTGTCCCAGGCCACCGACCCGACGCAGATCTTTCGCTTGCCGAGGCGGACCGGGAAACCGCTGTCTAGGGTGAATACCAATGCCATCGTATCCTCCCCCTACCAGCCAAATGAGATGAAACGGGCGGCCGTTATCGCCGCCAGGCTTGTCGCGTTCGGGAACTCGATCAATGGGCCATCGGCGCCGCCGTTGTTGTCCGCGTAGTAGACGCGGATCTTCGAGGCCGCCTTGTCGAAGTCCACGACATACCCCAGCGTCCCACCGATCACCTGGAGACTGTCAATGGTGGTGCCAAACCCCAGGTTTGCAGCGGTGACTGCCTCGCCGTCCGTTGGATAGGAGGCGTCGAAGGCAATCGTGCCAGTCGAGAACTTCCTTTTGCCGACTCGCACCGGGTATCCGGTGTCAACCGTGTAGGTCATCTCAGTCTCTTTCTCAGCCGTGGGGCCTTATGGCCCGTGTTCTATGAGAGGGCATCCGGCCCAGCCGTCAACCGAAGCCCTGGAAGTCCACTACCTCCCAAACGCCAGGAACCGCACCGCACTGAGCGCGCTCAGGTTATGGGTCCCTCCGAGTTCGACATTCGCATGAACAGTCGCGACCGCGATTGTGATCTTGGCTGCGCCCGCAGCGGCCGCACCCGTCCCCGTTGTCTTGTGTCGGACGAGAATGGTGTAGCCAGCGGCTACGAGGTACGGTGCAGTTAGTACAGCACTGGCACCGCCACCCACCGCCGTACTCGGAACGCGATAGCTGTCGAGCACACCCACCGCGTCCGTCGCTCCGTAGGTAATGGTCGCCAGTTCCACCGCGTTCGAGGCCCCATCAGGGTCGGCCTTATCTACCGACATGACCGGTTGAATGGTCTCGCAGGCCATGAGGGTAGTCACGACACTGTAGACGCCCATGACGTAGGTTGGTCGAGTGACGTGAAAGGTGGTGATGACGGCGGGAGCACCCGTTATGGTAGTGGCCGCCTGGGTCGGGTTCAGAATGCGCTCACCTTGAGCGCGACCCATGACCTTGATTGTCCCCGCGGTCCTGTCATACTCGAACTGGAACCCCTTGCTGCCGCCGCCGAACTCGATGGCTTCAAGGACCTGCCAGAACCCGAAGATCCCCGGCGCGGCCGGTTCGCCGCCGCTCGGGTAAGAGGAGTCGAACGTGAGACTTCCGCTCGAAACGAAACGCTCTCCGAGCCGGACTGGTGTGCCATAGTCCAACGTAGCTACGAGTCCCATGTCGCACCCCTCTCCCCTCAGAACCCTATCGCCATGAACCGCACGGCGGTCAGGGCTGAGAGATCATAGGTGTTCGGGAGTTCTACGTTGGCATCCGCGTCAATGACCGCGATCTGGACCTTGGCCTCACCAGCATCGCCCCCGCCGTTCGTTCCCTGCGTCTTGTGCCTCAAGACGATGGTGTAGCCGGCTGGCACGAGGTAGGGCGTGACGAGCCGACTTGTGGTGGTCGCGCCGCCGCCGACCGCGCCAACGCCGGTGAAGTAACTGTCGAGTGCGCCGACCGCGTCGTGGTCAACATAGGTGATAGTGGCGAGTTCGACAGCGTTGGAGGTCCCGTCCGGGTCGCGCTTCTCGACCGACATGACAGGTGCCCCGGTTGACGTGTGAAGGGCGGTTGTGACGACGCTCGCGAGGCCTACCACGTAGGTAGTCCGTCCGACGTGAAAGGTAGTCACATCGGCGGCCGCCGCGATCAGCGACCGCGCGGCTTGCGACGGATTCAGTATCCGCTCATTGAAGGCCGGTGCCATCACCTTCGCGAACCCACCGGCGTACTCGATGTTGAAGCCCTTCTGGCCGCCGACAAACTGCACGTCGTTCACCACCCGATGGAACTTGAAGTTGCTGTAGACCATCGCCTCGCCACCCGTCGGGTACGAGTTATCAAAGGCGACGCTCCCAGCAGTCATCCGCCACTTCCCGACCCGAACAGGGAAGCCCGAGTCAATCGTAAACACTAACGGCATGAGAGTCCTCGTTTCTCGGCCGTGGGGTCCAAAGACCCGTTGTTGTGAGAGGGGGGCCGGGCCAGCCGTCACCCGGCCCCCGAACAGTCCGTGCTACGCTCCGGACGGTTGCACAACCGCCCAAATCTTGACGGAACCACCCGGACCGCCCCCTGTTCCGGCCCGGTGGAGAATCCCGATCACGGAAGTCCCCGCCGCGACATCATGTCCGCCAGGGATCTCCAGTTCGTAGATCGTATCCGCTGCCACGAGGTTGTCGGGAATGGTAACTACCGAGTCGTCGATGTGCGCTACCAAGGCGCCCGCTACATCACCGTGCGCCAAGGAGATTTGCGCCTCGATGGTCGGCGTATCCACCGTGACCGTGCACTGCCAGAGAATCTTCATCAGTCGGCAGGCCCGGGTCGCGTAGTAACAGATCTGCATGACGTGATCAGCTATGTCAGTGTGGATCTGGTGGGTCACCGGAGCTTCCGGTGCCGTTATCGGCGAGACCTGTACGTGCGTGTAGGTAGAGGCCATGTTCTCCTTTCCTCCTTACACCGTCGCCAGTCGGATGATCCGGGAACCCGTGTGCGTGGTGTAATCCCAGGTGCAGCCCCAGTTCAGGATGCCCCACCAGGCCACGCGCAGCACGCGCCCGAAATCGCCAGTGGATTCGGCCAGGATGATCGGCGCGACCACGACCGGCTTCGTCACCGCATCCTTGCCGAAGAACACGGCCCCGCCGCACGCCGCATTGACGTTGGGCAGCGAGGTCGCGTTGTTGGTCTCAACGACCCGGAACCCCTCGATCTTGAATATCTCGCCGGCCAGCCTGCGCTGCGGCTCGGCGTAGAGCTGGACGAGCTCCACGTCCGCGTCGTTCTTCAGGCCGCGAGCGGCGAAGGTGTTCAGGATCGCGACGTAGTTCCCGTCGTCATCCCAGGGCGGCACCCTCAGGGTCCCCGCGAGGTAATCGCGGATCTCCCGCAGGTGGAACAAAGTCAGGTTCGCAACCGCAGCGACACCCGGCGCTCCGTCATTGCCGTATGTGCCTGCCGCCACCCCCGTCGGGATGTAGTAGGTGTCGGTGGCCCGGAACGCGGTCGCCGCGCCCAGGTCCATGATCTGAATGTAGTGGTCCTTGAGCTTTCCCCTGGTCTTTCCGTCCATAGACCACTTCGAGAGAATGCTCATCTTCTTGGACCAGGACGCCCCCCGGCCGACTTCCAGCACATCTACGTGTGCGCGCAGGTGTGTCCAGTCATCGAGCGGGATGGGGGCGGCCTCAGCCAGTGTTACGCCCGCGATGGTCATGGGGCTAGTGAGAGCCCCTTCTATCGCGTAGTAGTAGGCGTCGCCCTGCCCGGGCCCGAAATCCTCGGGCACGTCGCAGAACTGATCGAACTTCAGGGCAGGTAGTGCGGCCTTGTGAATCGTCGCGGAAAGCTTGGGGTTTGCCCAAGCCAATCCGCCTGCCCAACTTACCCAGGTATTCATCAGGTTCCCTTACTTGGGGGAACCGGCTATGCTCTCGACTGACTCCGGCGCTGCGCTTCCTGCGAGTCTCGGATGTACTGCTGGGTCAGACCGGCCGCCACCGACTGCCCACTGGCAGGTCCGGCTGGCGCTCCCGTCCGACTGCGCCGACCCGGCGCTCCGCGAAGTTTGCCGGCCTCCCGGCGGGCCGCCTCATCCTCGTCCACCAACTGCCCACCGATTTGCTTGAGCAGTTCGCGGGTTTGCTCCGCTGCCTGCCTTCGCTGCTCCGGCACTGGTGTGCGGGGATTCAGCAACTTCGCCTTCGCCAGCTCACCCTCGAAAATGCTGCGGGGCGTTCCCTCCAGCAGGTCCGAGTTCTTGGCGAAGAAGTCGCTCTCCGCCCGAGTCTCGCTGACGATCTGCTCTCGGAAGTACTGGCCGGCCGCCGCGAACTTCGCGTTTTCAATCCGGTTCGTAGTCCGTACCCACTTCTCTACGTCACCGGTTTGCAGGAACTCGCGGCCAGCCGTGAGCTTTGCTTCCTCGAACGGGTCGGCCTGTGGCTGGCCCTGAACCGGCGTGATTCCGGGTTGGCCGTAGGCTTCGGGTTGAGCTTGCACCCGTTGGCGCAACGGACCCAACTCGTCGCCCAGTCGTCCGATCTGCGCCTGCGCGTCGTCCAACTGCTTCTGCAACGCCTGTTCTCTCGGAGTCAGTTCCTCCAGCTCCTCCTCTTCTTCGGAGCCTTCGGGTCCCTCGGCTTCGAGGTCTTCGAGCCTTTCCGGTTCCTCCTCACTGTCTGGGGCGAAGCCCATGCCGGGCGGTAGGCCGACCACGTCCTCCTCTTCAGGAGGACCCTGGCTACCGGCCCCGTCCGCTGCCTCGCCTTTTGCCTTCGTGCGCATTTCGCGCTCCTTGTTCGCAGGCTCCCCGGTGCTCTGCCGGACCCGCTTGCTGCCGCCCGCTGCCCGTCTCAGGAGCCGCCGGCTACCCGCTTCCCGCGGACCGCTTCTCTCCGTCAACGGACGGGCGTATGTTCAGGTGCTAGGCACCGCCTAACACCGAACAGTCTCACCACCCCAAAAGCAGAAGCCCCATCCTCCCCTCTGATCAGAGAAGATGGGGCTTCGGTCCCTTCGGACACCCGGCTGCCGCCGGCGCTTCGGGGCAATCTTCAGTTATGAATCAGTATACTACTCTACGTCAAGACCCGTCGGCTGCAACGCGCCGACCTCTTCTTCCGCCTGCGCCAAGGCCTGCTCCAGCAGACTCTGCGCCTGCCCAGGTTCCGGCGCTTCCGCCGCCAACTTGTTCAGTACCCCGGCGAGCGACATGATCGCGGCGAATTCTCCCTGCGCGCGGAGATGCGCGCCCAACTCCGGCGGGACCCTTGGGTAGGCCCGGCGCCACGCCTCCAGCAGCGGTTCCAGCCCTTCCTTCACTACCAACCGACAGGCCGAGGTGATGTCCTGGCGGTCAGAGTAACCGCGCAGGATGCTCTCCAGCCGCTCGGGCAGGTTGAAGGTCTCCTGCTGGCTCACCGCTTGCCTCCGGGCAACACCCAGACCTTGCGGCGCTTCTTCTTCGCAGGTTTGCCGGTCGGTTTCCATCCGTGCTCTACCGCGTTGAGCAACCGCTTCTGACTCTTCGCCTTGGCGGTCGTCGTTGACTTCGCCTTCACCCCATGCGGCGTACTGACGCGGTAGCCATCTACTTTGCGGATTGTTACCGGCATCTCACGTTCCTCGCATTACAACGTTGGGATTCATCGCGGGTAACGCCCGCGGTTGCCCCCGCATCGGCGGTCTCAGGGGGGGCATCAGCCGATTCGGTCGCGCCCCTTGCAGGAACGCGGGAATGCCCGGACCCGGCATCGGGCCTGCCGCGCCCCCGCCGGCGGCCGCCGCCTGCGCCTGCGCCGCCATCTGCGCCATCTGCTGCTCGGTGTACAGTATGTCATCCGGCACCTGCCGGTGTGCCTCCACGATCTTGCGCGCCAAGGCCGCCTTCTTGACCATGGGCCACATCCCCTGCGGATCGCGACTCAGCACCTCCGCCATCCCGAGGAGCCGTTGCAAATCCTCGTTCAACGCGAGGGACCCAGAAACGCCGAACGCTCGGAACCTCATCCCCTTCGTGAGCAGTTCCGCGCGCTGCTCCGCGCTGCACTGCGCGAGGAGTAGTGCGGCCGCCGGTCCCAGAATCTCGATCGTCTCGGGTGAGGAGAAGAACCGCCGACTCTGGAGAGTGACCTGCGCGAATACCGACAGCAACGTGTTGAGAACAGGCTGGAGGAACGTCAGCTCCTGGTCGCGTGCCATCGTGCGGAGGATCGTCATGCTCTGGCCGGTCCTGGTCACGACCTCCCGCGCCGTCTTGCGTCGGCTACCCGGAGTCTCGATGCCAGTCGCGTTCTCGGAGATGTTGGTGTCCCGGCTGATCTCGTTGTCGAGCCATTGGCCTATCGCCATCGCGTCCAGCGGGACCTCCCCCGCCTCGAACCGTTGAATCCCCGGCCCCTGCGCCAGGTCTTCCACCCCGAACGCACGCCCGGGCCAGATGCCACGCCGTATGTCGGCCGGGTCAACCCGATCAATGTCGTACATATAGGCCTGGACACTGGCGTACAGGGTCGCGTCCAGCACATTGTTCGCCAGCTCCGTCAACATCAGCACCAGGCCGGAGACGTGCTCCGCCAACCCCGGCGGGTACAGCTTGAACGGCACCCGCAGGGGACACCCGAGAACCACCGGCAGTCGGCCGTGATTGAAGGGGTTATCTATCAGCGGACGCAGGAGTATCCGCTTGTTGATTATGATGCCGTGGCCGTTGCGAATGATGGCCTTGCCGTCTCTGTCAGGGAGGTCGCCCCAGAACTCCCGCCAGTGGAGTGACTTCGAGACGGTATCGAAGTCGCCGCCGCTCGCGTCGGCCCGCGCGGAGTCCACCGCCTCCTTCACCCGGTCCATGTCGAAGAGGCCGTCTTCGGCCCACTCTTCGAGCATATAGGGGTCAATCTCGGTGTCGAGGATCATGAACCGCCCGCGGCCGGTGAAGTCGAGCTTGACATCGCGCGGGTCCCACAACTCCAGCGACGGGAAGGGTATCGTTCCGGACGAGTCCACGCCAACCTTGACCGGCGCCATCCCCCCGATCATGCCGCAGAGGAGAGAGGGCCGGAGCAACATATCGAGCGCCACACGATCTTCCAGCAGGCTCTCCATCATCTGTTGCACCATGAGGGCGCGGGTGCTGTCCCGCATCCAGGTGTCGCGGACGCTGAACCAGCGGGCCCCCGGCATCATGGCTCCGGCGAAGATCGCGCAGGCGTTCTCCAGCAGGTTGAAGAGGCGCGGTACGGGCGCCTTCGACTGCCACTGGGCCTTGCCGGTGAAGTTGAACCGACTCAGGTACATACGGTACATGCGGTCGAAGGTCTGGTGGCGCGGGGCCGCGTGTTCGTCGGAGGTGTCGGCGAGCAGGTTGATTCGGGTGCAAACCTCCTCATCGGACTTCTTCCGCATGGACTCGGCATCTTCCGCCGCCTCCACGGGGATGTCCACCTGCTGCGAACCGACCTGTCGGCCTTGTGTCGCGAGGTCAGCCATTGACCCTCACCTGCGGCACCACGATCCTCCCCTGGCCCCGTGGTGCGGCCTCTCCCATGCGATCGAGAATCGCCTTCTTCGCCACCTCCAGCAGTCCCAGTGCCACGACCGGCTCGGGGACCGTCACCTCCGTCCTGATCTGTCCGGGCCCGATGAGATAGACGAACACGCCGACCGGAGGTGCTTCCGCAACTTGCGAGACCTGCGGCCCACCGTTTCCTTGCTGCGGCCGTTCACCCATCCAACCCTCCGCTTACCAGCGTCCGCGGCGGCGATTGCACCCCCGCCGCCTTGCGCCGGTCTCTGCGCTCCTGTCTATCTATTCCAGAAAGGCCGTGCTGCAACGCATCGTGCGTATGACTCCAGAGGTTCTTTTCTGGTATCCGGTCGCCGCCGCGCCGCGTTATCCCGCCAGGTCTAGGCATTGAGCACCTCCTGGCGCGAACCCATGCTTGACCGCCCATGCATAGTAGGCGCTGAGTACCTTGCGTTGGGCATTTTTGTAGCATTCGCTGTGGGCAGTATCATCGTGGGTGGCCTCTTCATCCGCCACCAAGTGGGCCAGTTCGTGAAGCAGGGTCCCTACTCGTTTGGCGCTCTGGTGAATCACGATCTCGCCGGCATCGACATTGGCGTAAGCCATCCGGCGACGGGTCCTCTTGCGGGTGATTCGGACCTCTGGAATCTCCACCCGCAAGTCCATGCAGATCGTCCGCAACATAGACTTCCAACCCACAGGAAGGTCACTGAGGGCTATGTCATCAAGGCCGGAGGCCTCCATCTCCTCTGTGTCACCGATGAAACGTCTAGGCATGGAGCTTGCTTTTCCAATCTGTCAATGGTGGTGCAACCCTCACCACGGTTTCGGCTTGATACCGACGACCACACCATCCGCATACCTCATCGCGGCCATCCAGTTGGAGGTAGACAAGATGACCACAATCGCACTCGACACTGGGACCATCTTCACAACCTCCGAGGTCAATCCCGTGATCTTTAACCACCGTCCACGTCTCACGCATGAATCGCCTCTCTCACGCGCCTGCGCGAGGCATCGAAGTTATCGTAGGCCTCCTGGTCCTTCTGCGGGGCGAAGTGGTACTGGCCCATGAAGCCCTCGATCAGCAACCGACACGAGGGGTCAATGAGTAACCCCACCTCCCCGTCCACCAGTCGCGTCAGCCTGTTCGCCACCGCCTCCCGCCGCTTGCTCCACTGTGCAACCCCTGCGTTCACCGTGATGTCGAACTCATCCCGCAGGATCTGGAAGCAGGTCTTGCCATCTGTGTCGCGCCGCGTCCTGCCCGAAGGGTCGCCCCACCAGATGAAGTGAAAACCCGGCCACCGCTGCGCAAACTGGTCGAGCAGTATCCTCCCGAAACGCTTGATCCCCGGCTCCAGTTCCTGAAACTCCGCCAGTATACGAATCTGTCCACTGTGCGCGATCTGAAAACACACGGCCGCGGGCGTGTTGCCCCAGTCAAGACAGGCGAAGATCGGCAGACCCGGTATCGCGCGCAGTGGATGCTTCGCCACGTGCAAGTCCGCCCGGAACTCAGGATAGACCGGCGACCCTGCCGCGACCAGCGCGAAGGCCTCCGTGTCGTTCTCCGGGTACATGCGCTCCGTGTCCTTCTGCGTCCCGCCCGAGGGCCGTATCTTGAAGTCGGGATTGTCCCGCCAACTCGCAAAGATGTGGTGGAACCGCCGACCCTGCGGCGCGTACGTCTCGGGCGCACCATCCCGGCAGGAGATGTAGACGCCCGCGAACTCGTTGCCCAACCCCTGCGAAGTGTCGAGGCCCACGAAGTACCCGTCCAGTCCGATCGCTCCCAACGCCGAGGGCAACACCTTCTCCCTTATCAGTCCCCACTGGTCAACGATCACCCGGCGCGGATGCCATGACTCCATCGCCGTCGGCACCGAGGGGAATGCCACCACCTCCGACTCGCTTACCCCGACCGTTATGGCAAACCGCATCTTCGTCGTCGGCTGTACCTCCGGCGGATACCCCAACCAGGAGGGCAGTTTGCTGTGCGCCCACCGAATGCGCCGAATGAACTCCTCGGCATTGTCCTCGCGCTGGCACAGGTAGATGCACTGATACGGCGCCCACCGCCAGCATTCCCACAACGCGAGCAACGCGAGAGCCCACGTCCACCCCACCTCGCGGGCCTTCAGCGCCACCACCAACCGCTCGGCCTGCACCAGCTCCCGCAACGCCGTCTGAATCCCCCGCTCCCGATACCGCATCTCCACGCCCAACTGGAAGTTCCGTATCCAGCAGAACGCGTTCATGAAGTAGGAGGCGTCGTTGTAGGCCAGCACCGCCGCCGCCGCCTTCGGGTTCGTCTCGCCCCGGGTTTCGAGGGGAACGCCTGCGGTCATCCTATCGTCACCCCCAGCCGCGTAAACTCCCGGCGGGCCTTCTTCCGAAAGGCCGTCCGGTTCCGATGTTCGTTCTGCGTCAGTGGCGCCTGCGTGAGCGACTTCGCCACGACTGCGGCCTGCTTCGGCGAATGAGCAGTGGCCGTCACGACGACCTCTCGCGCTATCACCATCTCCAGCACCCCATCCTCGAACGACGGCGATGCCATCTCACCATCCCTGTCCTCGTCTCTCTCGTCTCCGTTCGAAGGACTCGGTTGATCACCGTGTAACATCGCATCCGGAAACTCCTCCCACCGCCTCTCGTCATGCAGCCACCGCGGCAGCCGGATGATCCGCGCTTTGTCCTGCATGTACCGTATCATCACCCTCCGCACCGTCGCCATCTGAAAACTGCTCGGCAGCCCCTTCTTCGGCAGATGTAACCACAACGCTACCCGCCCCTCCTGTACCA